TGGTGGCAGCACTCTTGATGAAGAAGCTGTTAACGGCGTATGGGGTGAATAACCCCTTGTCCAGACCGTGCTGAGGACGTTAAAAGCTGCATGAGTTCGTCGAGGTTGGACGTTAAAGCGTAAAGAAAGGAGCCTATCATGGCAGAAAAAGAACTTGAAACAGTTGAAAATCCTCAAGAGGTTGAAGCTAGCCAACCAGAAAAAGAGGAGAAGATGGTGTCAGTCGCTGAAATGCAACGTAGACTCAAGCAGATGGAAGAGAAACATACTCTTGAAATTGCTGATATGCAAACCGGTATTCAATCTCAAATCGAGGAAGCCGTTGCTAAAGCTAAAATGAGCGAAGAAGAACTTCAAGAGCTGCAACAGAAACAGCGTGATAAAGAGTTCGAAGAAGCACAGAGCACAATTGCAGCACTTCAAGCTCAAATTGCTCAACGTCAAATGCAGGATATCGCTATTAAAGAACTCGAAGCTCAAGGCGTTCCTGTTAATGAGTCGACGCTTGCTTTCGTTGTAAAAGGCGACGAAGAAGCTACCAGATTAGCTGTTTCAAATATGGCTAACATCCTAAACTTGCAGAAACGAGAAGAAGCCAAAGCTCTACCACCTCGCACTAGCGGCGGAGAGGAAGGGCGTCCGCATCGTGGAAAAGACAAGTTTGACAAAGCCAAAATCACTAATTTCTAATTTAAGAAAGGAGAGCGCATGGCTCAACAAAAATTTAATCCAGACACAGTCCTATTGTCTGATTCTCTTGGGAAAGAGGTTACATCAGAACAAATCACTGATCTATTCACTGACGAACTCGTTAAAACTTCAAAAGTTATTCAGCTTGGTCAAAAAGTTGAAATGGACGGCAAAATGGTCCGTAAGGGCGTTGAAGTTGGTCAATTGACAGACGCTTATTTTGTGGGTGAAGGTCAAAAAATTGGTACTGCAAAAGTACAAACTAAATCTTACGTTCTTGAATCTCGCAAATTGGCGGTTATCTTGCCAGTTACAGAAGAAGTCCTCAATTACACTTGGACTGACTTCTTCGAATCAATCAAGGATAAGATTGTTGACTTGTTTAACAAAAAAATCGACGGGGCAGCATTCCTCGGTTTGTATAACAACCCATTCGGTGCCAACGTTTTGGCGTCTGCTAAACGTGCTCAAAACATCGTATCTGGGGACATCAACCTCAATAACATCTACGATGTTGAGGATAAATCAGAAAAAGAACCTAACGCATTCGTAGGTCACCGAACTATCAACCGCACACTTCGTGGAATCGTCGACAATGGGAACGGCGGTCAACACATCTTCACTAAACCAGCTAATCCTAACGCAATCGGTGAGCTTGATGGCCTTCCATATTCTCAACTTCAATTGCAAGATGGGCAAACTTACCCAGCAGGTACATTGATCACTGGTAACTTCAATGGTTTGGTTTACGGTATTCCAAACGGGACTAACTTGCGTCTTAAAATCGCAGACCAAGCTACTTTGTCTAAAGTTCAAAATGATGGCACACTTGATTCTGGTGACGTTCACTTGTTTGAACAAGACATGCAAGCACTTCGTGCAATCTTTGAAATTGCCGTAGCGATTCCAAACGACGAAGCATTTGCAGCGATCCAACCAGTAGGAGTCTAGTCAGGAGGTTTAAATGACCTATAAAGCTAAGATTACATTCCGTGACTTGCAAGATAACGAGTATATCTATCAAGTTGGGGAAGTTTACCCACGAGAAGGCTATGAGCCATCTAAAGAGCGTGTGGCAGAAGTTCTTGAAAAAGGTGGTATCGAACAAGTCGAGCCGTCAAAAGAGCTTACAGTCAAAGAGCTCAAAGCAAAACTTGATGAAGCTGGTGTCGAGTACGATGCCAAAGCAAAAAAAGCAGATTTAGAAGAACTTCTAAAGGCTGCGGAGGAGGTCTAAAATGAACGATATCCAACTTGAGAAGATTAAGCGTCGGTTGGGTATCGACGTTGAAGACGATCTTGAGGATGAATTGATTGAAGACTTAGTCAACGATGCTGAGAGCTATTTCAAAGCATTAGTCGGAACAACCGAGATTGACAAGAAGTATCATTTCATCATCGAAAATGTTGTTTACAAGCTCTATGGTCGTAAGGGGTCAGAAGGTGTCAAAACCGAAAACGTAGACGGCTATTCAGTCACCTACGAGGATTGGGATGACATGTTCAAGCCTTACAGAAAGATTCTGGATAAAGATTTTGGCCTAGATGGCTCGTTAGCTCGAAAAGGTAAGGTGAAGTTTCTATGAAAACACCACACCGCATTAAGCTAGTGAAACAAGGTGCTTCGACTTACAACCCGATTACTGATCAGCACGAAGAAAAGGCACAGTCTAGCAAGATTGCGCCTTGTTTAGTCAATTTTATTGACCAACAGCGTGCGTTTGAAGCCTATGGGAGTAGGTCGGACGTGGTCATGATATGCCGATTCAATCAAGAGCAGAAGCCGTTTGACTACGCTCTATACGAGGGTAAGAAGTATTATCCTATCGAACGCATTGACGCACCGATTAAGGGCGCAATTCGATTGAAACGAGGTGAGCTAAATGGCTAATTTCACAATCGAGTGGAGAGGGGACACAGTCCTCGCAGCCGCTTTGAACAAAGCAAGTCAAGGGGTTAGAACACAAGCTCAAAACGCTCTTAAAAACTCAGCCGAGAAAGGCAAGAGCATTTCAAAAGGTCTTGCGCCAGTGGATACCGGTTTCTTGAGAGCTAATATCACCACTAGGCATTTGGGCGAAGAATCGCACATCCATTCAGCCGCCTCTTATAGCGGATTCCAAGAGTTTGGCACACGCTATCAGCCTGGTAAGCCGTTTATGCGTCCTATGATGCACCAAATCGAGCCTTATTTCACTGAACAAATCCGTAAAGTTATGGAAGGAGCCTTTAAATGACACCTAGCCACGACTTATTCAGAAATCTATTCGCTATTACTAGTGAGAAACTGGCAACTTACGACTACTTACCCGATTCATCCGCCAGCTATCCCTTCGCTTTCATTGGTGAGAACAGCTCAGCACCCACACTCAATAACGACAATTTTGGAACGATAAGACAAACCGTCCATATCTACGGGACTAGAGTGCAGCGTGCAGAGCTAGACGCTCACTGTCAAACGTTGGAACGAGCTAGCGAACGAATTAAAGGGTTTGAATACAACTTATTAAAAACTGGGACAGACAAGCAAGTCTTACCAGATAATACAGACGTCCAGCCATTGATTCACATTGTGCTGGATTTTTCATTTACTTATACCAAAAAGGAGGAATAAATGGCAGAACTTATTTTGGGTAAAGACCTAATGGTCTTTTTCCGTCGTGTGAAAGACCAAAAGACGCAAGATGCTGCTAAGGTACGTTTCCAAACAGAACACACTATCAATGCTGAGAAAGAGGTCGAAACAACCAAAACCAAAGACGGTGTGGTTAACTCTATTTCAGACGGTGAAGTGTCTGGGGAATTCGTATCACTTGCATATCGTGAGGATGGAACTACCACAGAAATGTGGCGTGAAATGCGTAAATGGTTCATCGCAGGCGACAAAGTAGAGTGCTGGCAAGTTGACCTTGCTTCTAAACGCACGTCTGGTGGTAAAGATGTCTATGATGTTGAATATTACCAAGGCTATCTCAAGAACTTTGAAATCGCAGCACCCGCTGACGACAAAGTCGAGCTCTCTTATGAAATGGCTATCGACGGCAACGGTATTATTTCTACTGATAGCTTGACAGAAGCTCAGAAGAAAGCAGTCGCAAGCGCTCAATACGACTACCACACTCTTGCTAAAGAAGACAGCCTAGTTTCATCTATCTAGTCTAACTGCAGGGGCTTTGTGCCCTTGCTTTCTTCCGAGAAAACAGCGCGCGCTACCACCATAGACGATGTGCTTCTTAACATGGGCGCGGAAGCAGCCCGCGGCGATGCGCGTCACGGATCCTGCGGCATGGGTATCGATGAATGCGTGCAGCGAAACCGCGCCGGGTACGGGCTCAGCGTAGAGGAAGTCGTCGCATGGAATGCGGCAGAGCTCTTACAGCGATTGCGGGAGCTGCGGACACGCTACACGAGAGAAAGAGCGGCGGTGCCCGGCATAGAGCGCGGGAACCCCTACTTTGAACTGTTGGAAAATGACACAGTGCTTCAAAATTACGTTGCGGAAGTGAAGGCGAACATAGGTCTTCTGACTTTGGTGGATGCAAACCGGGATTGGCTTTCACAATTTGAACATCTCATTTTCGAGAGCGGACAGGGACTTCTTTTAGACGAGGACTATGAAGCCTACGCGCCGCATTTGACCTCCTCAAAAACAGGGATGCACAACCCGGCGCATTTCCTTGCAAAACGGGGCCTCACGCTGGATGAGGCTATTTATGTGACGCGGAGTTATGTGACGCGCCACGGAGAGGGACCGCTGCCCTGTGAGACAGAGCGCGACAAGCTTCCCGGTGTCGGAGAGGATATCACCAATCAGCCGAACGAATGGCAGGGAACACTCCGCTATGCGCGGCATGGGAGTATGGAGAGCTTCTTTGCTCCGATTGAGCGAGATAAAGAGTCGGTTCAAAGTTTCTCAAGCGCTCGGGATACCAAGCTCTCGATTCTGGTTACGCACTTAAACGAGACGGGAAATCGGCTGTATTTTGAAGAGGGGGAAGTTTCGTTTGAGCGGGTGGAAAGGGAAGGAGAGAGAAGATGGATACGGTGCATGGAGAGATTGGAAACGGAACTATAGTGTAGATAGGTGGAACGTGTTCTTAAAGTGAGCAAACGTAAAAACAGAAAGCGTACAAGAAAAATAGAGGAGATATGAACTGTCTACCTCCCGGAAAGATTATTACTTTGGAAGGCGAAGTTCCAGGTTGTGGAAATTGTCAAAGTGAAATGCATCGAAGCTGATATGACACAGGCGAAACTCGGAGAAGCAGTCGGAACAACGGGGCAGTGTATGTAAATCGGCTCATCAAAAAAGGTAATCCTATCGTGAATAAGACCTTTGTGCAGATGATCGAAGTTCTCGGTTACGATATTCAGCTGACATATGTAAAGCGTGGGGAGGAATAAAGCAATGGCATTCGATTATAAGAAAGAATACAAAGAGTTCTATATG